GTCGGGCTCATAACCCGAAGGTCGCAGGTTCGAATCCTGCCCCCGCAACAAGGCTTAGTTCAACGAGGAAGAACGTCAGACTCTTAATCTGAAGACGGTGTGTTCGAATCCACCAGCCGGTTTTTGTACCGATGGCTCAACGGTAGAGCAAGTGGCTGTTAACCACTGGGTTGTAGGTTCGATTCCTACTCGGTGCGCAATTATGGGAGAAGATATAATTCTTTTACATCAGAATATAACTGGTGACTGCAAGGATTCTATTCTCAAAGAGATGGAGGCTTTAGATAAAATAAAATCAGAAATAGAACAATTATCTACTAAGCGATTTGAATTAGAGAAAGAGTATAATAGCAGGCTTAAAATTATTCGCAGTATGGCTGGTATTGTTTACGATGTTGTTGAAAACAAAGAGCCAGTTGAGTATACTGTAAACAGAACGAATATTTTATTAAAAAACGTTAATGGAGGAAACAAACCATGGTAGACATTGTTTTTGGTAACACCATTAGAGAGTTGTTAAATAAAATAAACGAACAAAAATTATCAAAGAATGATATAATAAGTATTATTCCTGGAAGTGGGGTTTATTCATGTTTTTATCAAGTTAAAGATGGAAGAGACAAAAAGTAAGTGGACACCTGTAGTGTTCGATGCTCAAAGAAAATTTAAGATGTCTATATTTAGGGCATTTAGAAGAGGACATGTAGATATGTTAGGTAGACCATTGTCAAAAAGGTTGTTTCACAACAGAAAGAATACTTGCAAAAGAAATGGTCATGACAGTAGATATTTAAACACACTAAAGAAATTGGCTTATGCTGATTACAGAAGAAAGAAAGCTGAGGGAAGAATCTAATAAAGAACCAGTATATTATTGCAGGCATTGTCTGTCACTTAGAATATTAACAGCAGTTGGCCAAGATTATTGTGATTACTGCGGTTCTGACGACATAGGAACAACATCTATCGAAGAATGGGAGAAGATGTGTATTGAAAGATTTGGTAAACCATTATATAAATAGACTAATTATGGAAGAGAATTTGAAATGTGAACAAGCAGAAGAAGTACAGGAAAGAATGTACTCACAAAGTGAGGTTGATGCTATTATAAGCCAATATAAGCTTCAACTTGGACAGCTAAAGAGAAACGCTCAAGAAGAAATTAATAGGAGAGATCTTACTAATTTCTACCAGACGCTTTCAGTGTTATTTGAGATAGTTAGGAATAGAGATGCGTATTCTTCAGACTTCGTAAAGAAGACTGTTGATGCAATCGAGAATGGCGTTAACACTATTTTTGACGAGGAAAAGAAAGGAAATGAACAATAAATTTGATAAGGCAGTAAGGATTCCTTGTAAACTATCAGATGATTTTTTTAAATATTGGCTATTATTTATACAACCACTACACAGCTTAACACCAAAGATAATAGATGTTGCTGCGTGTTTACTTAAAAATAGATACCAATTAACCAAGGTTATTAAAGACGAAAATGTTCTTAATAGCTTCTTAATGGGATCTGAAATGAAGGAAAAGATATTAAAAGAGCTAAACATTCCTGTAACAAATTACAATGTTGCTTTAAACAAGTTAAAGAAGGCTGGATTTTTAGTTGATGGAAAAATAGAGCAAAAGTTTATTCCAGTAATAAAAGAGGGCTCAAAATCTTTTAATTTCTTACTTTATTTTGAATTTAAAGATGAACAATAATATTTATAAATCTGTTTCTGATAGACTTGGATTTGATGAGAAAACAGTAAAAGATGTTTTTGATTATACATTTAAGTTCATTAGAGAACATATATCTTCTTTAGAGTTAAAGAACACAAATTATACAGAAGAAGAATTCAATGAACTTAAGACATCGTTTAATCTTCCAAGTCTTGGAAAACTTGGATGTACATACAAAGATTATATAAGTCATAATAAAAATTTTAAAAGGAAGAGAGATGATAAAGATGACTAATGTAAGGCCACTTGCAAATAAGGTTATTACAACCATGAATAAGTATGATATTGATGTCAAGAGTGGCCAGTTGATTGATGTTAGTAAAATTAAGGGAACTGTTAAAGAGTTTCAAACTGTTGTTGCAGTTGGACCAATGGTTCACAATATTAATGTTGGTGACACAGTATTAATTAATCCTTCTGCATACGGGAAGCCAAAACAGGTTAGAGATAGGGACGGTGGTTCTGTTGCTCAAGACGCAGAAGGTTATCATGTTGAAATGGAATATCATTTTCCAACGATTATGATAGATGGTGTAGAACACCTCTTTATTACTGATAGAGATATTGATTGTATCTGTGATATTGAGGAAGTTGAAGATCCTATTATAAAAGTTGAAAACCCACTAATACTTTAAAAAAACAGCTGGCCATATGGTCAGCTTTTTGTGTTTATACTTATGAATTTAATTAAATACGAAAATTACGCAATAACAATATCAGATGATGCATATTTGGTAAAGTCTATAAGAAAATTATTTAATAACGATAAATCAAAAAACAAAGAGAAGTTTTTCGAACAAATGACATTCATATTCTTTGCTGCTGATGTCCGTTCTGATTATAATTATATAGACGATTTTGAAGAGAGAACTCAAGCTATCATTGATGGCGAGGGCTTATCAAAAGATTTTAAAGTAACCAAAGATGTTCAAGCCGCAATAGATGATTACACAAGACTAACAACTACTTTGAGTAGTCAAATATTGGCGGACACAAAATATTCTTTAAATAGTTTAAGGAAATTTTTAAGAGATGTAGATTATACTAAAATAGACGAACGCACCGGCAGGCTTATTAATGATCCTGCAAAAATTGCAACCGTTATGAGCAAGATGCCAGAGCTTGCAAAACAGATCGTTGAAATGGAGAAGATTGTTAACCAAGAACTCAAAGATAAGGGCAGGGCTCGTGGCAGTGCGGAAAAGTCTATGTTTGATGATGGCTTTGAAGGTTATGATTAATATTGAGACTAATAAATATCAAACACCTATAACAGAGGAATTATTAAATTCTTTACCGGATGAGGTTCGAGAACAACTTATAGACTATATTACGAATGTTAAATTTATCCAAAATTTAATTTCCCCATCTCGTCAATACGCAAAAGATAGACCAAGAGATGAAAAAGGTAGAATTATAGTAGATTTAGCAAACCCACATATAGTAGAAAATATGGATTATTTTAGAGAGGCAGCACTACACTTTAAGAAATACGGATGCTATACTTTTCTAAAACCAAATAGAAATCCAAATAGCGAATATGGAAAATGGATAAAAAGAGAGCTTGAAAGATGCTGGGAAGGAATGGTTAGACCAGAAGATGGTGAGTGGGTTACTGGATATATGTATTGGTACCTTAACTACTGTCCGATAATGCTAACAGAAGCAGAAGGAGAAAACACTGTTGTGTCTAACCGCATTGAAGATTTTCCACATTTTTGGGAAGGTATTTATTGGAGATTTCATTATCTTGAGCAAGCTCGCAGAGGTGGATTATATAACGATTTTAGAGGTGGACAACACGCAGCAGAACTATCTCGACGTGGATGTTCAAAATCTTTCAGCCTTGCTGCAATGATGTCTAAAAACCTTGTTCTTGGAGAAAATCAAAAAGCCAATAAAAGAACAATGACAGTATTGACTGCTTATCAAAAAGAATATCTTGCAGGCAAAGATGGTACACTATCTAAATTTTTGCCAATGATAGACTTTCAAGCATTAAACACCCAATTTCCACGAAGGAGATTAAAAGACTCTTTAAATGAAATGATGTGGCAAATGGGTTATAAAGATGTTGATACTGGCGCGCAACGAGGAACTTTAAATACAGTTATTGGCGTTTCTTCAAAAGATGATGAAGACAAACTTCGTGGTAAACGTGGTTATATACTATTCGAAGAGTTTGGTTCATTCCCCCATGTAAAAGATATTTATAATGTTGTTAGATATGGTGTTGAAGAGGGCAACTATGTATTCGGATTAATATACTTAGTTGGTACTGCAGGTAATGATGAAAACGATTTTACTGGAGCGCAAGAATTGGTTTACAATACAAAAGGATACAATATATATAGCATACCAAATGTTTACGACAAGGCAAATCAAGGAAGAAAAAACTTTGCGTTCTTCTATCCAGCATATGTAAATCGTAAGGGATGTTACAATAAAGACGGTGTTTCGGATGTTGTAAAAGCGCTAATTGAGATTCTACTTGTAAGGTATAATACAAAATATAATTCGGACGACCCAAACACAATCGTTCGTGTTATAGCTGATATGCCAATAACTCCAGCAGAAGCCATAGTTAGAGTTGGTAAAAGTATATTTCCAATAGCAGATTTGAATGAAAGACTAAATCAACTTGAAAGCAACCCAAAAGAATTTGATGACATATATATAGGTCAACTAGCACAAAAAGAAGATGGTACAGTTAAATTCGTTCTTACTGATGACACGCCAATAAGAGATTTTCCAATAAAAGATAACAAGTCAAAAGGCGCAATAGAATTTTATGCTATGCCAGAAAAAATGTCAAATGGCAAGGTTCCATATAATAGATATATTATAGGGCATGACCCAGTTGACAACGACCAAGCAGAATCAATGTCATTAACATCTACTTTTGTTCTAGATTTGTGGACAGATAAAATTGTCGCAGAATATACTGGCAGACAAGATTTCGCAGATGAAAATTTCGAGATTGTTAGAAAACTATGTATATTTTATAATGCAAAAGTATTATATGAATCGAATAAAAAAGGACTATTCGCATACTTTAGTAAGATGAATTGTACCCATCTTTTAGCAGATACTCCGGAATATTTAAGAGATAAACAGCTTGTAAAATATGCTCCATTTGGTAGTAACGCAAAAGGTGTTAACGCAAATAAAGCAATTAACTCTTATGCTGATGGACTAACTAGAGACTGGTTACTTAAACCAGTGCCAATAATTGTCGAATCAGATGGAGAACAAATTGAATCTGTAACAAAGAATCTTTTCTTCTTAAAAAACAAAGGTTTAATTCACGAGTTATTACAATATAACTCTGAAGGAAACTTTGATAGAATTAGAGCATTCGGTATGTTAATGTTATATAGAGAAGAGTTTATGATTCTTTATGGTGGAGATAATGAAGGTTCAAAAAATCAGGAAATAGATACGACATACTTGGGTAATTCTGATTTCTTTACTAAAAATTACGATAATCGTTTTAAATAAAATTATTTTTAATTAAGAATTTGTTTAACATATTTGTTAAATGAATTCTTTTTTTTATATTTGCAACATATTATAAATTTTTTAAATATGGCTAATGAATTTTTATTTCCGAGACAACAACTTCCATTTTATAAGAAGACAAAATCTTGGAGAAAATCTTGCGTGGATGCAGGTGCTAATAAAAATATAACATCATATAGTCCAATTAGAACATCCATGATGCATAAGGGCATAAATTATCAACTTCTCGATGGTAAACTTCACATGAAGGATCTTGAGTTGATAGTGAACCCAAACAATCAAAAAGCAAGTTTTATTCCAGATAAAATACAGCACTATTCTATAATGAATAGTAAACTCAATGTTTTAAGAGGTGAGGAGTCAAAAAGAATCTTTGACTTCAGAGTTGTTGTAACTAATCCAAATGCAATATCAGAAATAGAGAACGAGAAGAGAGATGAGCTCATAGCGTCTATTCAGGAACAGCTTGCTGCTCCGCAGACGGAAGAGGAGTATATGGCTCAAATGGAAAAGATAAACGACTACTATACATATGAATGGCAGGACATGAGAGAAGTTCGTGCCAACGCCCTATTAAATCACTATATTAAAGAATATAATTTCCAAAATTTATTTAATAAGGGATTTACTGATGCGATGTGTGTTGGTGAGGAGATTTATCAATGCGATATTATAAACGGAGAACCAACAATTGAAAAACTAAATCCTTGTAATGTTCACGTATATCAATCTGGATATAGCAACAGAATTGAAGATGCCGACATGATTGTTATCGAGGAATATTGGTCTCCGGGTCGCGTGTATGATACATTTGGTGAAGTATTAACAAAGAAAGATTGCGAATATATAGAAAAGCTAGCTGCTGGAAACTATTACGAATCTGAAGAAAATGAAGATTACAGAGTTGGTTTAATACCAGCAGATGTAGTTGACGATTTAAATGCTCAACCAACAATAAGTGATTTATTCCCCGCAGATAATGAAGTTGAGGCTGTTTTGCCTTTTGATATAACAGGAAATATTAGGGTATCAAAAGTATATTGGAAATCTAGAAGAAAGATTAAAAAAGTTAAATCATACAATCCAATTACTGGAGATGAAGAATATAATCTTTATCCAGAAACATATATACCAAACAAGGACAAAGGTGAAGAATGCGATGAATATTGGATAAACGAAGCTTGGGAGGGAACTCGTATTGGAGATAAGATATACGTAAATATGAGACCTCGTCCAATACAATATAATAGACTTTCTAATCCTTCGAAGTGTCATTTTGGTATTGTTGGTACAATATATAATTTAAACAATGACAAGCCATATAGTCTTGTTGATATGATGAAGCCATTTAACTATCTGTATGATGTTATTCACGATAGATTAAATAAGCTTATAGCAAGAAACTATGGTAAATGTATTGAGTTTGACTTTGCAAAAATACCAAACGACTGGGATCCAGATAAATGGTTATACTTCTTAAGAACAAATGGCATTGCTGTTAAAGACTCTTTTAAAGAAGGAAATAAGGGCGCAGCACTTGGAAAGCTGGCCGGCGGACTAAATAACGCATCAACAGGCGTTATTGATCTTGAGCTAGGACAATCAATACAGTCACAAATACAGCTTCTTGAATACATTAAAGAAGAAATGTCTGAAGTTGCTGGTATATCAAAACAGCGCGAAGGACAAATATCTAATAGAGAAACAGTTGGTGGTGTCGAAAGAGCAACTCTTCAATCATCGCATATTACTGAGTGGTTATTTATAACACACGATGATACAAAAAAGCGAGTTTTGGAATGTTTCTTGGAAACAGCCAAAATTGCAATGAGGGGTAAAAACAAGAAGTTTCAATATATATTACCAGACCTATCTGTTAAAATAGCAGATATTGATGGTGATGAATTCGCTGAAGCAGACTATGGTCTAGTTGTCGATAATAGTGATGGACTACAAAAGCTCAACTCACAAATTGAAACTCTTGCACAGGCCGCATTACAAACTCAGGCTATCAGCTTCTCAACAATGCTTAAGATTTATAATTCTAGCTCTCTTGCTGAAAAGCAAAGATTAATAGAAAAAGATGAGCAAGCAATGAGAGAGCGTGCAGCACAACAGCAACAAGCCGAACTTGAGGCACAGCAACAGCAAGCTGCAATGCAACAGCAAACAGAAGCGGCAAAAATGGAGCAAGAAGATATTCTTAATCAGAGAGATAATGATACTAAGATTCTTGTTGCTACAATTCAAGCCAACTCAAAAGCTGAACCACAAGAGCAGCAGCCAGTAGATAATTCAATGTCAGAAGGAGAACGAGCAAAACTTGACGAACAAATTAGAGAATTCGATAAAAAGCACGATCTTGATAGACAGAAGCTTGAATTTGAAAAGAAAAAAGCTGACAAGGATGCTGAATTAAAATTAAAACAAATAAATAAGAAGCCAGCTTCTTCTTCAAAATAATTGATTATGAAAAGATTTAGAGAAGTAGTACAAAGTATATATGCGCCAGAGGATAAAAATGTCCTCTGGCTTGACATAAGTATATCAGACCAGCCAATATTGAAATACTATTCTATAGATGAATGGATTTCAGTAGCTGGTGGCGGAGGGCCATCTCCGACTCCAACGAGATTAAAATATACTTATTATTATGGCGCGCTTGATACTAGACAAACAAATGAGACAATTGATTTGTCTAATCTTAATTATAGCAATTTAACATCTGTTTCAAGTAATTTTAATAAGATATATTTTTATATAGCCCTAACAAACGATCAAAGTATTAATAGCATAATAACTATGAATCAAGAAAATATAACATCTCAGTTCAACAATATTGGTTCGTTTATAAGAAACGGAGTACAATATACATTATATGAGTTCTTTCTTGATACTTTAATACCTCTCGATGTAACAGCTACAATTAGAATAAACGGTAATACTATATAATTATGGCATTTAATATATCACAACCAATTGATGTTCGTAGCAAATGTGCTAATATAGACATTTTATATGGACCATATAATAGTATAGAAGAGGCTTGTCAAGCGATTCTATTAACAAGAAGAACAATAGGAAGAACTGTTGGTATTATAGATAATGGCAGCATACTTGAATATTGGTGGAAATCTGGTATTGGTGATGAAGATCTTGTTCAAAAAGTAGAACAGTTAAATCTATCGCTACACCTTATAGGTGATTCGTCATTCACCAAAGAAGAGGGCGAACCAATTTATGGAAAATTCATGGTTGAGGGTGGTGCTGGCGTTAAGCGGGCCATGCTATATCAAGTTATAAATGGTAACGAAGTATATGTTCAAGATTATACTAATGTTGGTAAAGGTAGTGCATATACTTTTAATATACCAAATCCATCTATGTCTGGTGTGTATACATATAGAATTAAGGTTATTGATAGCTTGGACAATTATGCTATAACAAGTCTTAATACTAATTATCTTGAATATACTCTATATTATGGCGGTATATCTACTATATACAACCTAACAAACATAAACGCCATAAAAGTTAAGAACTACACATCTGTTGCAAATCAACAATTTCAAATTAATATATCAGTTAGAGACGAAACATTTAGAGTAACTAATGTTGCGTTAACAGATAGCACAGATGAGCATAGCAGTGGTTTAAGCGTTGATTTAACACCATATATAGATCCATCTACAACTAGTAGCACTTATATAGGTAATTACTATTATTATATGCCTAGTAGTAGCGTTTTGGAATCGTTCAACGGAAAACAGCTTTCAATAGTTGTTTCGTATATGGAGGGTGAAACCAGTAGAACCAAAACACAAGAATTATTTAGATTGCTTGATATAGGCACATTGGAAATAATTCCAGAATATGAAGGCGGAAACTATTATGCAACACTACCGGGATACTATGTGTTTACTCTTCAAGCTGGCGTTGAAAATCTTTCAATAGTATTAACACCTGGTGAAAATACTGATTTTGATTTTGAAAGATCTACAGTACTAGCATATAGGAGATTCTCGTTAAAGGTTGTTCCACACGACATAGAAAAGAATAACGCTCAAATAGTGATAAATTATTTCTATATTTATAATAATGTAGAATATCATGGAAGTTTTACTAGAGTCATAGGTAATATATTACCGTTACCAGAACAATCTTATTATGAACCAGAAGAGGGTGGTACGGTATCTATGGTTAAACTCGTAGATGCTAACCAAGGTGATTATACAGGTATAGATGAAGGACAGTATTATAAGCTTATAGACAGCGGGGTATCAACAGATCCTTTGTTATCGTCATCATTTTTGCTTGATACATATTGTAAAATAAATCAACAGAATGATAAAACAATTAAGTATATAACCATCTCTTACGGTGGAATCGAAATTGCAACTATTACAGAGGATGAAATTTCTTGTGTAAATAAGTGGCGTAGCTTATATACCGACACTCCAATTAATGAGTGGACACAAATTGGTGTTGGTATAAACCTACA